GTAATAACATCAGCTACTGGTGCAGCAGCAATTACAACTGCTGTCTTAGCATAATACACTAAGATTTTGGGGGCGAGGAAACTCGCCCTCATATTAATTAATAGGAAATAAATGGCAACTACAAAAGTAGATATATGTGCAAGAGCTTTAGTTATGATAGGTGCTCAACCTATATCTTCTTTTTCTGATGGTAGCACAGAAGCTCTTGTTGCATCTAATTTATATGAAGACATTGTAGAGTCTTCTTTAACAAGACATAGATGGAAGTTTGCTACTAATCAAAAACAACTATCTTTACTTACTGCTAAACCAGAAGCTAGATATGAATATGCATATCAATTACCAGCTAGTCCAGGAGTTTTACATATAGCTTCTTTAACAGTAAATGATTATGTAATTCCATATACAAGATATAAAGATAAAATTTACGTTAATACTTATGGTGCTAATCATAGTTTAATACTTGATTATATTTACAGAGTAGAAGAAGAATATTTTCCAGCTCATTTTAAAGTTGCTTTAGAATATGAACTAGCTTCTTTATTTGCAGGTTCAGTTGCAAGAGATGCAGGAATGATTAGAGAGTTTAAAGGTTTAGCTGATAGACAATTTTTAATATCTAAAAATATAGATGCTTCAGAAGTAACTAATAAAAAACTTGATACATCTAGATTTATTAATTTAAGAAACACTACGAGAACTGATGTATAATGGCAAGAGCATTAAAAACTGTAATAACAAATTTTTCAGCAGGAGAGCTTAATCCTTTACTAGCTACAAGAACAGATACTCCAGCTTATATTAATGGTGCTAAACAATGTAGAAATTTTGCATTATTAGCAGAAGGTGGTTTAATGAGAAGACCAGGAACTTCTTACTTAGCTACATTACCAGCTGAATGTAGATTAATACCTTTTGTTTTTTCTGATGATGAAATAGCTATTATTGCTTTATCTAATAATAGAATGGATGTTTATAATATTAGTGGTACTGTTTTATCTTCTAATATTACAACTAATTGTAATTGGACTACAGCTCAATTATTTGAATTAAATTTTGCACAGTTTGCAGATACTATCTTTGTTACTCATAGAGATAATGCAATAAGAAAAATATTTAGAACTTCAGCTACAGCTTTTGAAGTACAAGCATTTGCATTTGATACAGACGACTCAATAAGTGTAAGTAGTAAAAATAAATCAAAACAACCTTTTTATAAATATGCTGATGGATCTATAAGTGTAACACTTTCAGCTCATGCAACAGGTGCAGGAAGAACATTAACTGCTTCAGCTAGTGCATTTACATCTGCTTATGTAAACACATATTTAGAAGTAAATAAAAAACAAGTTTTTGTAACAGGATTTACAAGTGCAACTGTATTAACAGTTACTGTTATTGAAGATACAGGAAGTGCTGGACCACATTTTGATTGGAAGGAACAAACAATATCAGCTATTAAAGGTTTTCCCCAAGCAGTTACATTTCATAATAATAGATTATGGTTAGGTGGAATTAAATCTAGACCTTCATCTGTACTAGCATCTACAATTTCAGAGTATTTTAATTTTGATACAGCAGCAGGTGAAGCTGATGAATCTATTGATTTAGATATTGCAGGTTCAGAAATTAATGAAGTAAGACATTTTTTATCTGGTAAAGACTTACAAGTATTTACAGATGGTGGAGAATATTACATACCTAGATCTAATGATAATACTATTACTCCTGGCAACATAGCTGTACTAAGACAAACACCATATGGAATTGGTAGAACTCTCCAGTAATGTTTGATCAAGCAGCAGGGTTTGTGCAAAAAAATGGTAAGTCAGTTAGAGAGTTTGTTTATTCAGATATAGAAGATGGATATAAATCTACATCAGTATCTATACTTGCAGAACATCTTATAGATAGTCCTAAACAAATAGCTATTATAAAAGGTAACTTTACAAGACCAGAACAATATGCATTGTTTTTAAATAGTGGTTCTGTACATAATGGATCTATAGCTTTGTTTCATTCAGTAAGAGATGAAAAAATTGCAGGATGGGGATTATGGTCAACAAAAACAAATGACTTCTTTCATTCTATTATATCTCTTAATGAGTTTCTTGTAGTAGCTTGTAAAAGACAATTAAATGGTTCTACTGTTTATACTTTAGAAAAGTTTGCAGATGATGATAGTTTAACATTAGACTGTAGCTTAACATCTACTGTATCACAAAGAGGATCGCCTTTAGTTAAAGGAGGTTCACAGTCTGGATCTGTATTAATTACAGATGGTTTTACATCTAATCCATTAGTAAATGAAACATTTAGTATTGCAGGAAATGCTACTGTTTATACAATACAAGCAATAACAAATAATGGTGGAGGAACTTATACATTAAATTTAGATAAAACTTTAGCAGCAACTCCAGCAAATGATGCTGTTATTACTTTAATAAAAGTACATTTACATTCTGTAAATGGAATATATACTAATGAGTCAGTAAATTGTGTAGAAGGAAATAGTAGTCTTGGTGCGTTTACTGTGTCGGCATCTGATACTATTACTTTAACAAATCCTCACGCAACTGGGGTAAAGATAGGATTTAATTATACACCTGTGATAGAAACTATGCCAATTGATAAAGAATTACCAGAAGGTCCATTAACAGGACAACCAAGAAGAATTTCAAGAGCCATCATTGATATTAATTCTGCTTTAGATTTAACTGTAAAAGCTGCAGACAAGACTGCCAAATCTTTAGTAGTCCAACAAGTTAGTTTTACTGGTGGTTCTGACTTAACACCTGTTACAGAAAAAAAAGAATTTTTCTTTTTAGGTTATGATAAAAGTCCAACAGTAACATTATCTCAAGATGATCCATTACCTATTAAAGTATTAGGAATGAGTGTGGAGGTTATATTTGCATGAGTGCTGATCCAGTAACATTAGCTGTTATAAGTACAGGTATTCAAGCTGTAGGAACTTATCAAGGAATACAAGCTCAAAAAGCTGCAAACAAGGCAGCAATAAGATCTTACGAAGATGAGAAAAAGTTTAATGAACTTAAAGCAATACAAGATTCAAACAACGTAAGAGAAGAAGCAAAAAAGAAACAAAAAATTAATAGAGCTATTGTAGCAGGAGCAGGTTATAATGATGATAGTAGACATTTTTTATCTACTCAATCTGAAATAGATAGAATAGCTACAAAAGATATTGGTAATATAAGAATTAATATGATGAGAGGAAATCAAAAAATGGACACTATGATTTACACAACTAAAGTTATGGGTAAAGCACAAGAGTTTGGTGGTTATGCAAGTATAGCATCAGCAGGATTTAAAACAGCTGCTTACGCTAAACAATACAAAGCTGGTAACAACTCAAAAGGTCAATATGATTTAGATTATTTAAACAGAACAACTAATAAGGAAGATGATATTTAATGGCATTAAAACAAGGTAAAAGATTAGTAAATTTAAAATCAAGTGTAGCTGATAATATTGGTATACCTAAATATCCAACAACTAATATAGCAGCACAAATATCTAAACCTATTTCAGAAGCTATTGATTCTTTTAGAAAAATAGCTGAATCAGATGCTTCTGTACAATTTAAAACTTCTTTTAACAAAACATCTACAGAACATTATTTAAATTTAAAAAAGAAATTTGAATTTGATCCAGATGGTATGAAAAATGCTGTAGATGCATATGCTAAAAATACTATTGAAAATACTCCACGTGTATATAGAGATTATGCTACTAACATACTTGCACAAAAAAACTTAGCTAATTTAAATTATGCAGCTGCTAATCATAAAAATTTAAATACTAATATATCATTAGAAAACTGGCAAACTACAAGAACAGAAAATGAAAATTTATATGCAGACAATATGGATAACATTCAAAATGATTCAGATGTAGGATGGTTTACTATTAATAGTTATACAGCAAATACATCATTTAAAAACTTAAATGAATCTTATGGAACTGCTGAAAATAATCTAGTTAATACTAATAGATATAAAGGAACTCAACTTAAAAAAGATTTAGAAAAAGATTTAGAAAATCTTGAAACACTTAGAGTATATAACTTAATGGTTAAAGATACAGAAGATGGTAGCAAAGGAGATGCTCTAACTTATTTAAATAATTATGCTGCTGGAAAAGATTCAAGAAGTTTAACAGAAGATTTATTTGAAAATAAAAACGAAAGAAATAATCCTATATTTAAAAAATATCAAGCTCATATAACTAACGATTTTAATAGAGCA